TGGAAATATAAAGCATTACTTCATGCAAAACGTGAAGATCCAAAAGAATCATGTGGTTTACTTATAAATATTAAAGGTAAAGAAAAATATTTTCCTTGTCGTAATTTATCTATGACAGATCATCAATGTTTTATTATCGACCCAGAAGATTACATAAAAGCAGACAACACAGGTGATATTACTGCTGTTATACATAGTCACCCCATTACACCACCTACACCTAGTGAGGCAGATAAAATTAGTTGCGAACAAAGCAATCTTCCTTGGCATATTGTTAATCCAAAAACAGAACAATGGGGATATTGTGAACCTTGTGGTTATAAACCAGCACTTTTAGGTAGACCTTGGGTATGGGGTGTTAGTGATTGTTGGTCATTAGTAAGAGATTGGTATAAAAAAGAAAAAAATATAAACCTTAGAGATTGGGATAGACCTGCAACACCAGAAGAATTTATTTTAAATCCTATGTTTGAAAGTTGTGCATGGAGAACTGGATTTAGAGAAATTAGACAAGATGAAAAATTAGAAATAGGTGATTTATTATTTATGTCTATAGGATCACCTGGTTTAAATCATGTAGCTATTTTTTTAGGAGATGATGTTTTGCATCATTTAACCGATAGACTATCTTGTAGAGAACCATATTCTCAATGGTTATTAAAATGTACAGGAGGGAGGTATCGTTATGTTGCGTAAAATAAAACTATATGGCGATCTTGCTGATTTTGTAGGACACAAAGAATTTGATGTACAGGTAGATAGTTTAGCTAAAGCAGTTAGTTTTTTATTACATAATTTTCCGCAGATAGAAGGTTATATGAATCCTAAATATTATCAAGTAAAAGTTGGTAACTATGCACTTGATGATAAAGAATTACAAAATCCTATAGGTCAGGAAGATATACATTTTGTGCCTGTTATTACTGGTGCTGGTCGTGGTTTTGGTAAAATATTATTAGGTGCAGCATTAATAGCAGGTGCGTTTTTTATGCCAGTAGCAGCAGGTAATGTAAGTCTATCTCAAGGTTTATTTGGTGCTGCTGGATCTTTTGCCAAAGTAGGGTTTTTTACAAAAGCAATGGCAGGTGTTGGTTTGATGTTAACTATAAGTGGCGTATCAGAAATGTTATTTCCTTTGCCTAAAATGAAAGAATTTGATAACGAAACAGATCCTCGTTTGTCATATAAATTTTCTGGTACACAAAATACATCAAGAGCAGGTACGCCAGTACCAATAGTATATGGTGAGATTATTACAGGATCAGTTGTTATAAGTGGTGCAGTAGATACTCAGCAGGTACAGGCATGACAAAAAAAATTATACGAGGATCAGGAGGAGGAGGCTCACCTCCACCACCACCGCAGCCAACTAGAACACCTGATACTCTGCATTCTAGGCAGTTTGCTACTTTTCTTGATTTATTATCAGAAGGTGAGATAGAAGGTTTTGCGACAGCATCAAAGGAAGGTAGAACAAAAGGTACAACTGCATATAATAATGCTGCACTAAAAGATGTATTTCTAAACGATACTCCTGTTTTAAAAGCTTCTGCTAATTCTGCTAGTCCAGTTACTACTGATTTTAATTTTCAAGACGTTACATTTAATCCAAGATTTGGTACAGCAAACCAAACAAAAGTTGAGGGTATAGAGAGTAGTTCTTCTGTTACATCTGTTGGTGTAAACGTAACGCAATCTACACCTGTTACTAGACAGATATCTAATACAAATGTAGATGCAGTTAACGTAACTATAAGTTTTCCGCAGCTACAAAAAGCTACGGACAAAGGTGATTTGTTGGGTACAAGTGTACAGCTAAAAATATCTGTTCAATATAACTCTGGTGGTTTCACTGATGTGATTACAGACACAATTACAGGTAGAAGTGCTGATGCATATCAAAGAGATTATAGAGTAAATCTTACTGGTGCATTTCCTGTTGATATAAGAGTTAGCAGAGTTACAGCCGATAGCACAGATACAAGTTTGCAAGATACATTTCAATGGACTAGTTTTGGCGAAATAATAGATGATGCTTCTACATATGCAAATAGTGCATATGCGGGTGTAAGGCTAGATTCTATGCAGTTTAGTTCTATTCCTACAAGAAAATTTAGGATTAGAGGAATAAAAGTAAGGATACCAGGTGCAGGTGCAAACAGTTCTGGTACACCTACAGTAGACAGTGCAACTGGCCGTATTGTATACCCAGAAGGATATATATTTAATGGCGTTATGGGTGCTGCACAATGGTGTTCATGCCCTGCCATGATTCTTTTAGATCTCCTTACAGATACAAGATATGGATTTGGTAATCATATAACTGATAGTTCTCTTGATTTATTTTCTTTCGTTACTGCAAGTAAGTTTGCTAATACTCTTGTTAGTGATGGTTTAGGTGGTCAAGAAGCTAGATTTAGTTGCAATGTAAATATACAAAGCTCTGGTGAGGCATATGATTTAATTAATGATCTTGCAGGTGTAATGAGATGTATGCCGATATGGTCAGCAGGTACTATACAGTTAACACAAGATAGTCCGAAAGATGCAAGTTACTTATTTAATCTTTCAAACGTAACAGAAGATGGATTTAGTTACTCAGGTAGTGGTTTAAAAACTAGAAACACTGTTATATCTGTATCGTATTTTAATATGGATAGTCAGGAAGTAGATTTTGAGGTTGTAGAAGATACTGCTGCAATTGCAAAGCTAGGTGTAATTATTAAGCAAGTTAAGGCATTTGCGTGTACATCTCGTGGTCAAGCAGCCAGATTAGGGCGTACTTTACTGTTTATTGAGCAAAATGAGTCAGAAGTATGCACATTTAGTACATCTATAGATTCTGGTGTTGTTGTAAGACCTGGTGCTGTTATAGAAATAGCTGATCCTGTACGTTCTGGACTAAGAAGAGGTGGAAGAGTTAGTTCTGCAACAACTACTCAAATTACTGTAGATGATTCTGCTGCAACAGATTTACCAACAACAAATAATCCTACACTTAGTGTGATTATGCCTGATGGCACAGTAGAAACTAGATCTGTTACTGGCGTAAGTGGTGCTGTTGTTACAGTATCTTCTGCGTTTTCGCAAACACCAAATGCTAACACTGTTTGGTTACTGCAAGACGATACAGTTCAAGCACAAAAATTTAGAGTAGTAACAGTAGAAGAAGATGGTGTAAATTATGGTATTACAGCTTTATCTTACGTTAATGAAAAATACGCATTTATTGAAGATGGCTCTACATTACCAACAAGAACAGTATCAATATTAAACGAACTAAAAGATCCACCTAATGCATTACAAGCAGAAGAAAAATTAGTAACTATAAATAATCAAGCAGTATCTAAGCTTATTATTAGTTGGCAGCCAATAGTAGGTGTAACGCAGTACCAGGTAAACTATAGATTTAATAACGGAAACTTTGTTTCTACTACAGTATCTTCTCCTGACTTTGAAATATTCAATACTGATATTGGTACGTATGAAATTCAAGTATTCAGCTATAACACTGCATTACAAACAAGTGCTACTTCTGCTGACCTAACATTTAATGCTGTTGGAAAAACTGCGTTGCCATCAAATGTTACTGGATTATCAGCAGAACCAATTAATGAAAAATTAGTAAGATTACGTTGGAATTTGTCTACAGATCTAGATGTTACTCATGGAGGAAGAGTTTATGTCAGGCATTCACCTTTAACTGATGGAACTGCTTCATTTACAAATAGTACTGATTTAATACAAGCTTTAGCAGGTAATACAACAACAGCAGAAGTGCCTTACCTTGAAGGTGAATATATTTTAAAATTTCAAGATGATGGTGGTAGATTCTGTGCAGGAGAAACAAGTGTAATTCTTGAATTACCAGATAATTTAGCTCCACTTGTTACACAAACCAGAAGAGAAGATACTGATAGCCCTAAGTTCCAGGGAACAAAAACCAATGTTGCTTTTGATGCAACTACAAATACGCTAAACCTAGTTGGTGGAGGTACGTTTGATGCTATTACAGATTTTGATGCTGTAACTTCTTTAGATGATTTTGGTGGAATCGTACCAGAAGGTACTTATGATTTTGGAGGAACTGCTGGTGGAGATACTTTAGATTTAGGTGGTGTATTCAGTCTTGATTTAAAACGTCATTTTTTAACAGAAGGTTTCTACCCATCAGATTTATTTGATTCAAGAGGTTTGATTGATGATATTACAGATTTTGATGGACTTACAGCCACAGAAGTAAATGCTGAAATGTTAGTAAGAGTAACACAGGATAACCCATCTGGATCTCCTACCTATACTGACTTTCAGACTTTTGCAAATGGTACTTACAAAGGTAGAGGATTTCAATTCAGAGCAAAACTTACAAGTAATGATACTGCACAGGATATAAAAGTTTCTCAGTTAGGCTATACAGCAT